AGCGGAGCCCATGGCCTTGGCCACATCGGTGCGGAAGGTGTCCATGGACTTGCCAAACTTGGGGAACCAGTGCATCACATCGGCGTGATTACTGGCAATGCCCCGCTGGTAGCCCTCGGAGTGGCAGATGACCACGCCGTCTGCCTTGGGATCCAGGTTATAGGTCTTGCACAGCATGGCGGTGAGCTCCACCGCCTCCTGGTACACCTTCTGGAAATAACCCGCATCCGTGAGGGCGTCCTCACAGATTTCAAAGCTGATGTGGGTGTTGTTGGCGCTGCCCCCCGAGGTGCCGGTGCCGGCGTGCCAGCCCCGGTGGCTCCAAGGCAGGGTCTGGGCTGTTCCCACACTGCCGTCGGCCAATTTTCCAATAAACGCATGGACACACACGTTCAGTCCACCGTTGTTCCAGTCATTTTGGTTCCGGTTGCCGCCCAGAACCGCGTACAGACTGGCCGCATCTGCCTGGGTGTCCAAAGGCTGCACATAGCGGGCCACCAAGGGGTTGTTGGCCCCGGTGGAGTGGACCATCACTCCCTTGGGGGTGATGGTTCGTCCCGCTTTGTAGCAGTCGTTGGCGGTCAAAAAACATTTAATCAGGTTCAATACTGGTTACCTCCTCCACAGCCTCCTGCACATCTTCAATGGCGGTTTTCACTGCCGCGGCGTCAATGCGCCCCTCGGTGACGATGTACGTCACCACCGAGATCACCGACACCACAGCCCCTGCTGTGCTGGCGACTGCTTCCTGATCCAGCCCAAAGGCCAGGGCCAGACCGGCAGCAATGCCGGCCAAGGCGGTCCACAGCTTCCGGCTGGATAATTTTCTCAAAACCTCTCTCACACTCTCACTCCTTCTCATAAGCGGCCAGGATCTCCCGATCCAGCTTCTTTTTGGCCTCTTCTGCCTGGGTCAGTTCCTCCATGGCTTGGGCCAGTTCCCCGTTGGGGGGAGATTTGGTGACAGCGTGATTAAGCCAGAATATGCACCGACCGTAAGCATGGTGCAGCTGATCCTCCACCTCCTGCCGTCGCTGCCGGTGCTCCTGCCGCAGCTGCTCCTCCTCTTCCCCCTGCTTCAGCCGCCGATCCAGGTACCGCCGCAGGTAGTTCATGGCCAATCCGGTGATGCCGCTGCCCCCTGCCAGGGCCAACAGCACCGCGGTGAGCAATTCCTCCCCGTTCATTCCATCCCTCTCCTGTGTATCATCCGCATCAGACGCTCCCCCAGCATCCGATCCAGCCACTGATTCAACCGCTGTCTCATGCCCCGTCCCCCTCCTCTGTGCCCACGTTGTGGGCCGGGTCGTAGGTGCGGATGTACCAGTTGACGTAATTCTGGTAGCTGGTGTTAAAGCTCTCCATGCGGTTTTGGTACAGCTCTAGTTCCCCGTCCGCCTGGTGGATCTTGGCCAGCAGCCAGTGCAGGTACACGTCACTGTGGGGCCACCCCACAGCCAAGGTCCCTGGCCATCTGGCCCACACCTGCTGGAGCTGTTCCGGGGTGTCCAGGTGCACGTCCAGATGGATACGCCCCTCCAGTTCCCCCAGCCAGCCCAGCTTCTGCTCCTGGCTGTACTGATTGGGGGCCAGTAGGTCCGCCTGGGTCAGGATGTCCATGGCCTGGGGGTATCGGCTGGTGTCCGACACATTTCATCCTCCTCTCTGAGCCCCGCCCCAGCGGACCGCCGGGGCGGGGCTTACTGCCAAAAGGCCACATCCACGCTAGGAATTCATCCCATCATGCACATACAAAAGCCCTCGGCAGAGTTTTCTCGCTCCTAGCGAGAAAATAAATTGAAATCCCGTATTTTCCCAGGACATGTGCATGGGAAAATACACTTCTCAGCCCGCCAGTGTGGAATTGAGTCGCCCTTTGACCCAATTATGCATGCAGTGGGCTGCAATCTCTCGAGAAAATGCTTGCATTTTCGAGAATCTCAGGCGGGCAGTTCGGTGCCGTCCGCCACGCCGCCCACGGCGGCAAAGCGCCAGTCGTTGAAGGTGGCGTTGAAGCGGCTGCGGCCGCGCCAGACGTTGGCATCGGTGTTCTCGTCCACGGTGGAGCGCACCGCCAGCTGGATGCGGTCGTTCCACACCGCGCCGCCGTAGGTCTGGTTGTACTTGCTGTCCAGCAAAATCCAGGGTGCCTTGCCGGAGCTGAGATCCACAAACTGGTTGAGGTAGCTCCACACAATGACGTTCCAGCGGCCGTACTGGTAGTTGAAGGCGTTGTTGGCGGTGGTGGGCTCCTTGTCCGCGCCGATGGCGGCAAAGACCTCCTTTTTCAGCCCGCCTACCTCGGGAATAAGGATGGTGTCGGGGGCCACGTCCAGAATCTCGTCGTTGTCACCTCGGAACAGGTGCATGGCGGTCTCCATCTTGCCCAGGGCATCGGCGGAGAAATCGTCGCTGAACTTGTTGGCCTGGGTCTCACCGGAGACCTTGGGGGGATGGGCGGTGTGGAACATGGTCACGCCGTCGGCACTCTTGATGTCAAACTCCCGGCCCTTGTAGGTCACCTTCTCCTTGCCGGAGATGGCGCCGCCGTACAGAGCGGCACCAAACAGCTCCCGGGTGCGGTTGTAGCTGGTGATGAAGGCAGCGGGCTGCTTTTTCATGTCCATGACCTTGGAGTCCTCCATCATCTCCGCAGAGATGGAGAAGGAGTCTTTCCAGGTGTCGTACACCAGCAGCTTCTGGTAGCCCTCCTGCATGCCGTCCAGGGGGTAAGCGCCGTTCTCACCCACGGGCTCAAAGCCGCTCATGGCAGTCATGGTGGTCATGAGATCACCGTAGTTCTCGCTCTTGCCCATGAGGAAGAGGTCCTTCAACACGGACTGCTTTTCAAACTGCTCCCCCCGCTGCTCCAGGAACATGCGGATGGGGGCCTGGCACTTGCCATAAATGCTGTCGTTCAGGCCAGAGCCTTGGGAAAAAATGATTTTCATAGGGTTTCTTGTCCTCCTTTACACAAATCTGCCCCGGACGGTGTCGCCTTCCTTGGTGCCCAGGATCTCCACCAGTTCAAAGGTGCCTTCCCCTTCACTGGCAGTGAGGCCGTCAGCCTCCACCTGCATCTTTCCGCCCACCTTGGCTGCGGCGTACTCCGCTTTCAGCTGGGTCTCATAGATGCAGTCTCCCTCCACTCGGGTCACGGGGATCACCTGGCCGTCGGCGGCAGTGACATCCGCCATACACAGGTAGGGGGGTGTGTCGGTGCTGGCCAGGCTCAGGGCCGCCAGTTTTCCCTCGCTGACGGTGAGCATCTGACCGGCGTGGTAAGTACCGGCGGCAGCGCCCAGGTACTCCCAGGGCAGCATGGCGCCAGAGTCACGTTTCACAGGTACAAACACAGTTAATTTCCTCCTTGATACTTGTTGTAATAGGCTTGAATGGCCGCTTCACTGGCCTGAGGGTTGAAGGCCCGGAACAGGTTCATTTCCTCGGCAGGCACCGAAGCCCCGCCCTTGCCTCGCTGGGTGGCGGCCACCAGGTGGCCCTTGCTGCGGGCCAAATTCTGGGCCTGCTGCCGAGCAGCAGCAGCGGCCTGCTGGGTGAGCTGGTCGTAGTGAGCCAGCTTGTAGGCGTCCACAAAGGTGTTGCCCCGCTTCACCAGCTGGTAAAATTCCCGGGCTCGGGGCATGGTGAGCAAATCGCCCACGCTGCGGATGTTGGGGTTGAGCTGGCGAATCTGGGCCAGTTCCGCCTCCACCTGGGCCTCCATGGCCCGATTGGGCTGGCTTTGGTGGGTGGGAGTCTCCGACTGGTCCTGCTTCCACGCCCGGTACTGCTCCATGTTGGTGATGGGGGTGCCGTCGGTGGGATTTTTCAGTCCCGCATCCCGCAGCACCTGCTCCACATCCTGCTGGGCGTGGGTGCGCTCCTGCTCCACCGCCTGCTCAATGGCGGCTCGGGTCTCCTCTCTCCGCCTCCGGGCGGCGTTTTCCCGGCGCTGCTCCAGGCTCATCTCCCCCGGTTGGGTGGGCTGCTCCTGGTCTTGGACGGGCTGGGTCTGCTCCTGCTGGGGCTGCTCCACCCCCAGGGCCTCGTATACCTGTTCTTGGTTGAGTTCCATATCTTCCGTTCCTTCCTGCCCCTTTTGGGGGCGATTGGATGTTCCCGCTTTCCCTGCGTATTGTAATGTTTGGGCTTACTTCTTGCCCTGTCTCAGGTCACCGCCGGTGTGGACGGTGCCGGTCTTGGTGGCGGTGGTCTGGCAAGGTGCCTTCACCACCTGGGTGCCGGTGTTCTGAATGCGGCCAATGTACCCATTCTGTTTCTTCATCTCATTCCCTCCTCTCCCATCTGGATTGGCATTTTCTCGCGATTGCCCTGCGTCAGTGCTTGTTGTTGGCTCTCCCGCTGCAAGCGCTGTTCCAGCGCTTGCTTGGTCTCTCCCGCTCCGGGATAGTGCAACTGCTCCATCTTGGTCCAGAAGAGAATGAGGGTCTCGGTGGCCGCCGGGTCTCCAAAGGCCCCGGTCTGGAGGTTTTGCCGGGTCTCCTGCCACATGGCCTCCCGGTTGGTGGCCAGGGTGTCGGTGGTATCCACCGAGAACAGGAACTGGTCGTTCCAGTAGTACTGTCCATCTTCGTCCCGCTCCAAAAAGTCGTAGCGGTTGAACAGCTCATACTGCATGTGTCCCTGGGTGTCCCGGTAGGTGATGGGTCGAGGCTCGTCTCCGTAGGCCAGCCAGAACTGGAACATCATGCGGAACAGATCCGCATAGGCGGCGTGCTTCATCACCCGCTTGCTCTCCAGCCGTCCGGCGGCTTGGGCGGCGGAAAACTCCTTGGCCTTGCCGCTGGTGGCGGTGGAGTCGGAACGGCCCTGGTAGGAGTCGGTGATGCCCAAAATCTGACGGGCCTCCTCGTAGACGTTGGAGAGGTAGAGCAGTTCATACTCCAGATCTCCCTTGAAGTCGTACACCCCGATCATGGCCTTGTCCGCCGCCGAGCCAATGTACCACCGCTCGCCGTCCTGGCTGTCCACCCGCAGGGAGGCGTTGTCGGGCAGGGTGATGCGGGTACCCGCTTTCACCAGCCGGTCAATGATCTTCTGTTCCATGCGGTTGATGGTGTTTTGCTGGTCGGCGATCATGTCCACATCCGAGTTGCCCAGCAGCTGGCCATACACGGACACGCTGCGCTGGAGCACCACGGGGAACACCCCCGGCTGGTAGAAGGGGATGAGGGTGGGGCGCAGCACCGGGTTACCCTCCCCGTCCAAGTCGGGGGTGGCCCCCGGAATCTCCATGCCCTTTCCCGTCACCACCGGCAGAAGCACCTGCTCATACTCCTGCACCTGGTCCTCAAACTCCTCACAGCCGCACCAGGGACAAGGGCCCCCCTGATATTCCCGGGGGGCCTGCATGGGGTCGGGCTCCACCGGGATGCTGCCCAGTCCGCCCCCTCCGGCCATGGCCTCTTGTGCCAAGGCCTGGGCCAGCTGCTGGCCGGCCATCTCCCCCCGCATCTGCTCCTCCCAGTTGGGCTGGGTAGGTGCTGTCGGTTGCTGGATCAGCTGCCCGGGCAGGGGTTGCACCCGCCCGCACTGCTTACACACGGGCTGGCGGCGGGCCTGATAGTCCTCCAAATCCTCCAAGGGGGTGTCGTTGACCCAGCAGTACCGGTTGACGCCCCCCTGGGCGTTCTTCTCATAACCCACATAGCGGGTGAGGGCGTCCTCGGCGGGGTTCACCCCGTCCACCCCCCGCACAGCGGGCTCGGATTCCCCGTCCTCCTCCACCCAGATGCCGTACTCCCGATAAATGGCGTCCTGGGTGGTGGGGATCTTCACAATGATCCAATCCATGTCCTGGATGGAGGTGAACACCCCCGGCTGGGGGGCCAGTTGTTTGGGGTGGAGCATGCGCACCACCTCGGTGCCCACGGTGTCATGGGTGCGGGTTCGGTTGTCCCACTCCACCAGGAAGGCCACGCCTCCCTGAATGGGCACCGTGCGCTCGGCCAAGTCGTTGAGCTGGGCAAAGGGGAGCCGCTCCAGCTCGTTGCGCAAAAAGTGCTCCAGCCGCTGGGCCAGCCCCTCATCCTCCCGCCGCCGGGGAGTCACCTTGGGCTGGGGGATGGCGCTGGACACCTGGGTCTCAATGTTTTCAAAGACAATGTTTCGCACGTGGCTGGTTTTCCGGGGACTGCCGTCCCTTCTGGTGTCTCCCGGCACCAGGGGGCGCAGCTGGTCGTCGCCGTTGTAAATTCGTTCCCGCCGGTCCATGCGGGTGTACTCGGCGGAGTAGGCGGCGTTGCTCTGGGCCAGCCGCTGATGCCACAGCTTCAGCTTCTCCTCCGCTTTCTTCTGGTGTTTGCCCTTCATCTTCATCCTCCTTTGTTCTCCCCGGGTCTGCCCCACAGGCGCAGCAGCAGCTCCCGCTCCTCCCCGTTGGCCCGGTTCCAATCCTCCCACATGTCTGGGCTCCACCGGGCATCCCCCTGGTTTTGGGGTCTATGCAGGCGCATGGACTGCTGGGGTCGCACATAGTGGGCGATGGCCAGGGCCATGATGCAGTCGTCGTGGGCTCCCGGCTCTGCCTCGGCTCGCATGGCGGAGTTGCGCACGAAGGTGAGCATCTCCTCCAGGGTGGCCTTGTCGTGGACGTGATCCAGGTGGTCCCGCATTACCCGCACCAGCTCCCCCAAAATCACCGGACGGGTGAGCCGGTCGGTGCGGAAGCCGTAGGCGTGGTGGATCTGCCCGTCAAAGGTATCCTCCACCTCCCGGACGTAGATTTTGGGATAGCCCATCAGCCCCAGCAGCTTCACCGGATAGGTGGAAAAGTTGCACTCGGGGGCCAACAGAGCCTTGTTGTAGTACAGCCCCAGGCAATAGAGCTGGCGGGTGTAGGTGTCCTCGTCGTACTGGTGGCGCAGGGTACACACCTGCTCGCCTGTGAGGTTGTCCAGCACCTGGGCCACAAACCAGTCTGAGCCGTCCCCGGCGGTGTCCCCGCCGATGACATAGGGTCGGCCTTCTTCTGGTGGAGCGTAGATGCGCACCGGCCCACCTTCCTCTTCCACCCAGTGGTAGTCCTCCACATGGATGCCGTCGGTGGACATTTGATACTCAAAAAGCCCCTGGCGCACCGGCGGGGGCAGCTGGCTCAGCCGCTGGGCCACCGCCTTACCGTTGAACACCGTCTTGCCTGTCACGCCCCACTGGCCCAGGCAATAGACCATGTAGTAATACTCGTCCGTCTCCCGGAAACTCTCCAGCGTGGCCACCGCCTCGGGGGTGAGAAAGCGGTTGTCCTTGTAGGTGCTCTCGTGCACCGTGGCCCGGGGGTCCCGGCGGTCAAAAAACCGCTTTTTCAGCCAGTGGGTGGCGCTGATGGGGTTGAAGGTCAAAATCATCTGGAGATACTGGTTGAAATCGGTGCGCAGACGGATGTCCAGCTGGTTGAAGTCCCCCTCCTCCAGCTCCGAGGCCTCCTCGATCCAGATGCCAGTGATGTTGAAGATGGATTTTAGCTTCTCCACATCGTCCAGCCCTGCAAAGAGGATGACACTTCCGTTTTGGAAGGTGATGGTCATGGCGGACTTGTTGGTTTTCGCTCCCGCATCGGGGTAGAAATCCGAAATCTGTCCCACCAGCTGCGCCCAGCAGCTCTCCCGCAACGTGCGGGCCACCTTGCGGCACACCAGCCACCGGTGACCCGGCTCGCTGGTCACCCGCTCCAGCACCTTGCGCCCGGCAAAGATGCTCTTGCCGCTGCCGCCGCCCCCTTTCAGCACCAGAAACCGGTGCTGGTCAAAAAACAGGGGGAGAAAGGTGTCGTTGTTGGTCTCTTTCAGGTTTTGATACCACTGGGCGGCCTCCAGCGTCCGATCCAGCTTGCTCTCACCCATTGCCATCCGGCAGCTTCACCTGCCCCCCTCCTTCCCACAGTTCCTGAAGCAGGGCCAGCTTCTCCTGGGTGGTGAGGGCCTGGGCCGTCCGGGTCTGAGGCCCCGCCTCCACCTCCACCTTTTGGGCATAGCCATGATTGTTTTGCAGGTGGAACACCACCCCCCGCACATCCTTGCGGGTGAGCAGCTGCTCCTCGCTCCAGGCCTGCAAGATCCCGGTGACCCACTCGGTGGCCTCTTCCAGTTCCGGATGGGCCTGGTGGTCGCACCACCGTTTCCATGTTCCCGGGGTAATGCCCAAATGGAGGCAGATACCCGTGATGGTAGGTGGGATCAGGTACTCCCGAGTACGAATGATCTCCCCCCGGTCATTGTAAATGGGCTTGCGCTCATACAGGGGCCGCCCCTTCTCGTCCACCTCCCCCGTAGGCACCTGCTCGGTGACCTCCACGGTGCGGCTGATGGAGTCCAGGTATTGCTGCACCTGGCGCATCAGCGCATGGGACGTCTTATTTTGTCGCTGTCTGGCAGCCACACGCTTCCCTCCCTTGTGTTGCTTCTATATTCATTCTAACAAGCTACCTCTGCGTGTGATTACACAGTCGCCGTTCTAAGTACACATTCCCCTACATATCTGCGGGAAAGCGTTCGTAATATCGCTTGATGGCCCGGTAGAGGCTGGTGGGAGAGCCGATATAATGTCTCTGACACACGGACTTCACGCTCTCCCCGGTGGTGACGTGCTCCAATAGGGCCTGTCCGTGATCTCCTCCCACGGTGATGCACAGGCGGCGGATGCGCTCTTTGTCCCGGGGCAGCATAGTGGGGTAGGTCAGGGACTTGAAATAAATGTACCCCTGCCGCTCATAGGAGGCGTTGATGGCCGTTTTATATCGAAATTTCATATGTATCTCCTTCCTGTTCCCGCTGAATCATGGCTTGAATTTCCTCCTGGGTGTGGTCCGCTACAAATTTTCCGTAGGTGGTGTGGCTGCGCCGGGCCAGCCGGCACACCCACACCAGGTCCGAGATCCTGACTCTGGGCTCCGGCTCCACCCACTCCTCAAAGGCGGCGTCAATCTCCGCGTCCGCTCGCGCCATCTCCTCCAGTTCCTGCGGTGTGAACCCTGCCACGGCGCTTCACCTCCTTCTCCCGTACCACCTGGCACTGCCAGGCAATGGCCACCCATGGTACCCCCCAGGCCTTGGCCGCCTGCTCCACCGCACCCAGGCGGTTTTTCGCCCGTACCTTCACGGTCTTGCGCCCCGGGTACTCCACCCGGTACTGGTAGCTCAT